GTAATCCAAACATATTATTCTCCTAATCTAAGTAAACTTACTATTCCACCACGAGAAAATCGTGGTGCACCCATTCCTGAAAGAAACCCTTGACTAACTTGTTCCTGTAAAGTTCCAGGTCCAACTCCAGGTGGTTGTGCTATTCCTTGTTGTGGGTATGGTTTTAAACCAGCATAACCGCCGCCTTCACCACCACCACCGTAGCCTCCACCGTAGCCTCCACCGTAGCCTCCACCATAACCACTAATTCCTTTAGAACCTGAATATCCGGTTAACTGTGGTAAATATTGTTTTAATTGATCTGGTGAAGCTTTTAAATTTTGAAGACCATAATATGCATACTTTAAATTAGGATCACTTTCTACATCACTCCATGATTTAGTTGCTGTTGGATCAAATGCTAAACTAGGATTATAATTAGGATTTGGTACAGGGTTACCATTTTCATCTCTCAAAATATCATTTGGGTTATTTGGATCTGTAATATAAGGATCCATTGAGTTAATAACACCTGGATCATATCCTAATCTTTCTAATTCAGTTGAATCACCAGTTTGTGCAAATCTAAATTTTGCTTTATTAGCTTCTATTTCTGCTCCAAAAGTTCCTCCTAATTCACCAGAAGATTCCATAGCAAATAATTTTGCATCACGCATCTTTTTAAGATCTTCGTCAGAAATATTATTAACATTTATGTTTCCTTGGTTATCTTTATATTTATCAGCTAAATCTAGAGCATCTCTAACTTGTTGTTGTCTATCTTGGGATTCTTGGTATGCAATTTTACTTCTATTATCTTGTAGCTGTTTATGTGTTAACCAAGGAATTCCTTTTACATTAGAATCTAAAAAAGCTGCTTCACCAGCCTCTTGTTCAGCTTTTACATCTCTAATTTTGTTTGCTTGTTGTTTATCCTTTATATTCTGTTGTATATTTTTTTTATTGCTTTTAAATTTTGAACCTTTAGCTGATCCACTACCACTATGCCTACCTGAATATTTAGAACTTCCACTTGATTTTGAAGGTCTCTTATAACCACCGCTAGTTCTTGCTAAATATGAACCTCTACCCATTATCTAAATCCTATTTGTGGTTTACCTTGATACATTCTTTCGTATGCATCTGCAAATTCTTCGTATGTTATAGGTCCAAATTGTCTCATTGTATCTGATTGACTAGCTAAAAAATCTCTATATTCATTTTCGTATCTTCTATTTGTTGTACCAAACTGTGGTCCTTGACCATATAATGATGCTATTCCTGCTTCACGACCTGAATCTTCAAATGGTAATACTCTTTCCGACGCTAATGTATTTTCATCAGTATAGAAAGCACCAAAGTCATCTTCTACATAATCATCTGGAGCGACATAAGGTTGATCAGGATCTGTTTCAAAATCTAATCCTTCTGCTCTATCATAGTAAGTAGGTCCTTGTGGACTATAAATAACTTCTGATTGTTCCATTGGACCAAATGTTCTTTCTGCATATTCTGCTCTTTCTTCAGGATCTGAATCAACAACACCCGCAATTCCAACTCCATCCTGAATATCACCATCCATTGCTTCTAGGTCAATCATAGGTACTTGTTTATAAGAACCTACATCTTCTGGAATCCAACTTCTGTCAGATGGTAATGGTTCTCTTTCTTTTCCTTTAATAAATTTTAATGGACCTGGTGCTGCTAATTTAAATATTCCTGTAAGTTTTTCACCCATAGGTTGACCAAATTGATCCATATACCAATCTCTTGCATATCCGTGGTCATGAAAAGGATTATATTCTTTTGCTCTTACTGCCGCAGGATTAGGTCTTCTTAAAACCATGGAAGCAAGATCACCAAAAAGTCCTTGTGACTTTGATGGATCTTGAAATAAAGTTCTTCCTCTACGATACCTATTAGGATCAGCTTGAACTGCTGCTGGTAAATTACGAAGATCTAACATTCTCGCACCTCCACCACCATACATATTATTCAGAATCATTTGGTACATACTACGAGATTCATCTTGATCCGTAGTAAAAAAATCTCGGTTACCTCTTACTTGACTTAATGTATCTCTTACAGACGCAAGATTTTCTTTGTTTTTATACCACTCGGCAGGACGAGACATCGCCCACTGAGGATTCTCCACAGTAGCACGGCGTTGGCGTACCTCATTGGCACGCCTAGCACCTTCGTTATGTAAAAATCTTGACCTATTGTCCATTATGCACCTGGTACAATTATAACTTTGAGAACAATAAGAACGATAACAACTACGATTCCGGCCTTAATCCAGTCCTTCATTTTCCAATCATTCCATTCTTTTAAATGTCCCCATAAATCTTTTAATAAATTCATGTTTACCTCCTATTTACTTCGTTTCAGCCCACCCCTACGGTATGACTTCTTCACCTTTCCACCTTTCTTCATTGTCATTCTTTGACCTGTAGCACGTGCATGCTTTTGAGCTTGCTGTGCTCCTAGTGAAGTGTATGGAAACTTTTTACTACCTACTTTTGGCATATTACCTCCTAGTGAATTGTAGGTCTTGCATCTTTGAAGACCTTTAAAATTTCTTCTTGAAAGTTAAAACTTTCTACTACAGCTAAAAACATTTGCTGTGTTTGTTCTGGACCTATAGCTCTTTCATACATGTTTCTTGTAACTGCCATTAGTGCACCACATACTTGCAAGTAGTCTTCACTGCTCTTTATTTCACTTTCAGCAGCTTCTTCTATTTTAAGCATGGCTTCACTTAGTTTTTGTATTAGTCGTTTTGGATCCTGCTCCATTGTTCCTCGATTTTGCAACTCTCTCAGTTGTTTGATTTTTCATAGCTTCTCTTGTAGCTGCCATGTTTTCTTTTAATATAGCCATTGCTTCTGCAGAGTCTTCTTTATTCGTGTCTCTTTTAGCATCAGCCGCAACTTTCATCAAGTCAATACTAGTATCAGCTTCTAACTTATCTCTTTCAAGATCAAGTTTAGCTGAATCCATAACCATATCTTTTTGCATTTCCATCTGTGTTTGCATTGCTTTTAAATCAATTTCTTGTTGTTTTAACTTAACAAGTGGATCTTGTGCTTCTCTGCTTATTCTAGCTTCCTCATCTTGTGCTAATTGCTGTGTCATTTGTGCTTCTATTTTTGCTTGTTCAGAAGCTTGTTGATTAACCAATTGATCCTGTTGTGCTAGCATTTGTTGCATTGCTTGTGGGTTTTGTTGTGCTTGTTGCATTTGTTGTTGTAACTGATCAAATTGAGGTTTAAATTTTTCTTGTGTTTGTTGTCCTGCAATTAATGCAATATGCTCTGATACGTGTGCTTGTAACATTGCATATAACTGTGGGTTAATTTGTACCATTCTTGTGAACATAAATTCAGCATGCGCTTCTATATGTGCCATATGATCTTGCATTGGAAAAGCCTTTGGATCTTGGCCACGCATAGCACCAGCATTTTCCATAGCCGGACTCATAGGTTCTGGCATTCCTGGATCTGGTTTTAATATTGCTTCTACATTATCAACACCCATTGCATCATACATTCTTCTGTATGCTTCACGTAAATTATGTAACTGTGGTGCAGCTGATGCTAATTGCAATTGCTGCTGTGCCAATGTTACACGTTGAGCCATAGAAAATATGTTAGGGTCAGATACAGGAAGAACATCTACACGTTCATCAAAATCTGCTTGTTTAATCATTTGATTACCACCAACAACCATGTATGGATATTGTGGTGGAAGATAAATTTGGAATACTTTTGAAAGTAGTTTAAATTCTATTTTTTGTGCATAGTGTAATCTTTTATGTATTGCACTCATTACTTTAGTTCCACGTTCAATTAATGCTAGTGTTGTGCCAACAGGGTTTTGTTCATTACCTTCACCCATTTTCATATCTGCTATTGCTGCAAATGATTTACCTGCATCAACTGCAAATCCTAATAGTTGAAATAATGTTGCACTTGGTTCCTTATAAGGAAGTGGTAATAGTGATTCTTTAATAGATGTACCTGTTACATCCACGTCTCTAAATTCACCTGGTTGTAATGGTTCATCGTGATCACGTATACGCATACCTCGTGCTTTAAAACCTGCTGGTAAGTTAGCAAGAGTACCTGCATCAATTAACTGCCGCAAAACACTTGTTGCAGTTCTTGATAACCCACCTAGCATATGTATTAGACCAAAGCCATAAAACCCTAGTCCTGGGAGGAATTTGTAGTGTACAAAATATTGATTCTTTGCAAAGTTTGGATCGCCTTGTTTGTAATTTCTTTTTATTGATAAAACTTCTTGTGAATATTGATCAATAGAAATTATATAAGGAAGCTTAACACCAGTTTCATCTTCAAATCCTGGTACGTCAGCATTCACATGCATTTCTAATATTACATGTTCTTCATCGCCGGATGAATAACTTTTTTCTGATCCTTCTAATTCATCTACCTTATCCGCAATATCATCTGTGTCAACTTGTCCAGTTGCAAGTTCAATATCACGGTAAAAACCTTGTAGTTGTTGTTTACGTACATCATTGCCGCTTGTTTTAAGTATATGTGTTACACGATCAGCTGACTCTAAGTCAGTCGCCATATAATTAATAACAAGATCTTCACCTGCAACAAACTTTGCACAGGCACGTTTCATTAATCCGTCGTAATAAACTTTTTTAAATGCAGAGCCACAAAGTGGTAAGTAAAATAGTAACTGATCCATATCTGGATCGTATTCCTGCATTACTTCTGTTATTTGGTA